ACGGTAGAGATTGGGCCAAAGGCTGAAAAGTCTGAACCGCAAGGAGGGACTCACGCAAGCCCACGTTTACATGATCGGCGTGGTCATTGGAGGACATATCCATCAGGCAAAAAAGGATGGGTCAAGGCTTGCAAAGTTGGTGATGCCAGCAAAGGCGTCGTATTCAAAGACTATGAGGTAAAGCATGACCACTGACCGTCAGCTGATAAAGATTGCGCTGGAGGCGTTGGAACTAAATCTGCCCATCATTGAAGATTTTGCTGGCAAAGAAGAATTAACCCGACAACACAAAGCAATTGCAAGTCTTTATGAAGCCCTTCGCACTCGGCTTGCAGAGCCTGAAGAAAAATATACCTACGGCACTCCGTTGTTGGATGAGTTTATTGGGAAACAGCCTGTGCAAGAGCCGGTGGCGTGGTTATCCGATGACGGCAACGTGATGTTTGGCCCCGGCCCGAAAGGAAAGTTTATTCGTCCACTCTATACCCACCCACTTAAACCACATTATTCAAACACTGACAACCCTGTTGACTTTCCCAACAATGAATCTCAATTACAACCTGTTTGGAATGCGGGGCCAACAAATCAAGATTATGAAGAAGCCATGCGCATAAAACGCCTCAACAAACTTACTAAGCGCGAATGGCAGGGGCTGACGGATGAAGAAATTGCGGAGCTTTATATCAAGTGGGACAAAACGCCGGGAGTCAGCATGGCTGACTTTTCCCGCGCCATAGAAGACAAGCTAAAGGAGAAGAACACATGACCCAATTCGTGATCTGCCCAGGCCGCAGGGTTGACTACCCTATCCATGCTATGTGGCGCAGCGAGTGCTTGAACTGCCAACGCAGGATGGCGATCCTCAAACCAACCGATAAAGCAATCAGCCCGTGGACTGGCCATGGCCCATGCCCTGACAAACTGGAGATGGAGAAGTGAAATGCCCAAGATGCGACGCATGGACGATAGTCAAGGACACCCGCAACAACAGACGCAGGAGGGAGTGTGCGAACCTTCATCGCTTCTGGACGCTGGAACTCTTAGAAGAAGTAGCCCTTGGCCATTCAAGTGGACACTCCAAGACAACCGATGGTATGTCAATAAAAGCAGCCGCACTCGCAAAAATCCCAACCGTTATGAGGAAGCTCCGTGGTGAAAGCAAATGAGCAGCAGGTGGGCGGCACCCACTACAAGCAGTTTACGCATGAGACCTGGGACGTAATTCACGACTGGGGGCTTGGGTACTTCGATGGCAACGCCGTTAAGTACCTGTCACGTTGGCGGCACAAGGGTGGCATCAACGACCTACGCAAAGCCGCGCACTACATACAAAAACTAATTGAGATTGAAACCGCAGTGGAGAAACGAGATGAACCTGATAACAATTGACTTTGAGACCTATTACGATAGGGATTTTTCCCTGTCAAAGATAACGACAGAAGAGTACGTGCGATCCGATTTGTTTGAAACCATCGGCATCGGCGTGAAGGTTAACAACGAAAAAACTGTATGGGCAAGTGGTGCACATGAAGATCTCAAGCATTGGCTCACGACTGAGTTCAACTGGGCAGAGTCCTTTGTCCTGGCTCACAACACAATGTTTGATGGCGCTATTCTTGGCTGGCGCTATGGTGTTCGCCCTCGTGGCTGGCTTGATACTCTTTGTATGGGGCGTGCTCTACATGGCGTGGAGGTTGGGGGTTCGCTTAAAGCGCTGGCTGAGCGTTATGGCTTGGGAGAAAAAGGTACAGAAGTCTTAAACGCAATCGGCAAAAGACGCTATCACTTCACCGATGCCGAATTGTCCAGATACGGGGACTACTGCATCAATGATGTGGAGTTAACGTACAAGTTGTTTCAACGCATGGCGCGTAACTTTCCTAAGCAGGAGTTCAAGGTCATTGACCTGACGCTGCGAATGTTCATTGAGCCTAAGTTGGAGCTAGACCTGGGCATGTTGGAGCAGCACCTAGCAGATACAAAGGCAAAGAAGGAAGCACTGTTAGCCAAGTGCAATGCGGACAAAGCTGAACTGATGAGCAACGAGAAGTTTGCAGAAGCGCTCAGCAGTCTGGTTGACGAGCAGGGCAACCCAGTGCCCGTGGAGATCCCCAAGAAGATCAGCCCCGCCACGGGTAAAGAGACTTATGCGTTTGCTAAGTCGGATGAAGAGTTCAAGGCGTTGGCCTCACATCCTAACGAGCAAGTGCAAGCGCTTGTGGCGGCGCGGTTGGGAAACAAGTCCACATTGGAAGAAACCAGGACACAGCGGTTCATTGACATTGCCAAGCGCGGTACGTTGCCCGTGCCGATTCGCTACTATGCGGCGCATACCGGGCGTTGGGGTGGAGACGACAAGATCAACATGCAGAACTTACCTAGTCGTGGAGAAAACGCGAACAAGCTAAAGAGCGCCATCACCGCGCCTGATGGGCACGTCATCGTGGATGCTGACTCCTCACAGATCGAGGCCCGCGTGCTGGCGTGGCTGGCTGGGCAGGATGACTTGGTTGAAGCGTTTGCGCAGAAGAAGGATGTCTACAAGAAGATGGCCGCTGCGATCTACGGTAAGAGTGAAGACGAGATAACAAAGGATGAGCGGTTCATCGGTAAGACCACGGTGCTTGGTGCCGGATACGGGATGGGCGCTGCCAAGTTCCAAGCTCAGCTAAAGACCATGAAGGTAGACGTGGAGTTGGATGAGTGCCGTCGCATCATTGACATCTATAGGCGCTCCAACGACGCAATCGTGCGGCTGTGGCGACAAGCACAAAACGCATTAGTAAGTCTCTCGCGCCGCGACCCCGCGCCGTTGGGTAGGCCTGGGGTGCTGGAGGTGTTGCCCGAAGAAAGCGCGATCAAGCTGCCAAGCGGACTGCTGATGCGGTACGACGATTTGCGGTTCTCCGAAGGCGAGAAGGGGGTGGAGTTCCACTACCAGACCCGCAAGGGGCGCACACGTATTTATGGTGGGAAAGTAGTGGAGAATGCTTGCCAAGCCATTGCACGTTGTATCATCGCGGAACAGATGCTGCGTATCAGCAGAAAGTATCCTGTGATCATGACGGTACACGACGCCGTAGCTTGCATGGTGCCAGAAGCGCAAGCCGCCGAAGCTCAGACCTATGTGGAAGAGTGCATGCGGTGGGTACCTACATGGGCTGAGGGTTTACCCGTAGATTGCGAGAGCGGGATAGGAAAGAGTTATGGAGACTGCTGATTCGTTTATTGACTATGCGATGCCGCTGATGCAGATCGAGGCTATGGCAAAAGAAATCCATGCGCTGTGTCTACAACGTAGATACAAAGAAGCAGAAGAGATCAGCGTCCAGTTGGGAGTAGAAGCCCGAATACTGCAGATGACCCTGCGTCACATGGAAGAAGTCAAGTAATGAGCAGCCCCTGGTCTTTCAGCAGCATCAAGTTGTTTGAGCAGTGCCCTCGCAAGTACTACCACTTGCGGGTGGCCAAGGACTTCGCTGAGCCCACGTCGGATGCCATGTTATATGGCACACGGTTTCATGAGGCGGCGGAGTTTTACATCAAAGAAGACCGACCCCTTCCCGAGGCGTTTAACTTTGCCAAAGGTGCGCTGGACAGTCTACGTAAGATCCCCGGTGACAAGTACTGCGAGTACGAGATGGGGCTGACTGAGAACCTGGATCCATGTGGGTTCCGGGATCCACAGGTGTGGTTCCGGGGGATTGCTGACTTATTGATCATCGACAACGCCCGAGCCGAGGCGCGGGTGCTTGACTACAAAACAGGCAAGAGCGCCAAGTACGCCGACACCGGGCAGCTAGAGCTTATGGCACTTGCAGTGTTCAAGCATTTTCCCGAGGTCAAGCGGGTCAAGGCGGGGCTGTTGTTTGTGATTGCCAACGCGTTTCCAAAGGCAAATTATTCGATTGACCAAGCGCCCATCTTGTGGCAAAAGTGGTTGCGAGACCACGACCGAATGAAGGGTGCATACCGCACCAACACATGGAATCCACGCCCCAGCGGATTGTGCCGAAAGCACTGTGTGGTGACCACGTGCCCTCACAACGGAAGGAATGGATGATGCCGTATACGAAATCACCGCGCCCCTATAAACACGAGTACCAGATGCAGCTTAAACGTGGCGAGATACCTGCGAAGCTGGAGCGCCAACGTGCACGGCGGGCGCTGGACAAGAAAGGTGTGGATCGCACGGGCAAGGACGTGTCCCACAACGTGGCCCTGGCCAAGGGGGGCAGCAACGCCGACGGGTACCGCCTGGAGTCCCCTGCAAAAAATCGTAGCCGTAACGGTCACAAAAAGAAGAAACCCGCTTGACGTGCGCTGCGCGACAAGCTAGATTAGAAGTTCGATGAGCAGCGGACGGCGTGGACACCCACTCCGTCCTAATTCTGTTAATGCCACATTGGCAGGACTGCGCGTCTGCGGAGAGAGACATTGCAAATTGTTGAGAACAAAGCACTGCTGCTGACACTGCGTAACCCGCAACGTGTCACCACGGTCATTCCGAAAAGCAAAGAGCTACCAAACAACCAAGTGCTTGTGCGCTGGGGGTTGGATGAAGCACAGGTCTTAAAAAACCTCAAGATCCGAAACGTGCCGTCGCCCATCCTGGGACACTACGACTGGCCTGGGAAACACAAACCTTTCGAACACCAGCGTGTCACGTCTGCTTTCCTGACGCTGAACAAGCGTGCGTTTTGCTTCAACGAGCAGGGTACAGGCAAGACGGGCAGTGTGATTTGGGCATCGGACTATTTGCTCAAGCAACGCCGAATCCAGCGCGTGCTGGTGATTTGCACTCTGTCTATCATGGACTCCGCATGGCGTGCAGACTTGTTTAAGTTTGCTATCCACCGCACCGTGGACATTGCCTACGGTAGCGCGGAGAAGCGTCGGGCCATCATCAAGGGTGACGCTGAGTACATCATCATCAACTATGACGGCGTGGAGATTGTTGCTGATGACATCCGCAACGGTGGATTTGATCTCATCGTGGTGGACGAGGCAAATGCCTACAAGAATGTGCAGACAAAGCGCTGGAAAGTCCTCAACTCATTGATCAAGCCAGATACATGGCTATGGATGTTGACAGGCACTCCGGCAGCGCAGTCACCGCTCGATGCGTATGGACTTGCCAAGCTGGTCAACCCCACGGGTGTACCCAAGTTCTTCACTTCGTTCCGCGACATGGTGATGCTCAAGCTCACCAACTACCGATGGTTGCCTAAAGAGAACGCTACACAGACAGTGTTCAACGCGCTGCAGCCCGCCATCAGGTATACCAAAGACGAGTGCTTGGACTTGCCCGAGATGACCTACGTGAAGCGCCGCGTGGAGATGACCAAGCAGCAAGAACGCTACTACACCATGCTCAAGAACAAGATGGTGGTGCAGGCTGCAGGAGAAGAGATCACGTCGGTGAACGCAGCAGTCAACATGAACAAGCTGCTACAGATCTCATGCGGTGCGGTGTACTCGGATACCGGTGAGGTGCTTGAGTTTGACATCAGCAAGCGGTACGCAGTGCTGCAGGAAGTGATTGAGGAAGCCAGCCAGAAGGTGTTGGTGTTCGTGCCCTTCAAGCATGTGATCTCGATCCTGGCGCAAAAGCTCAACGCCGACGGGATTGAAGCTGAGGTAATCAGCGGAGAGGTGTCTGCCAACGCCCGTACCGAGATTTTCAAACGATTCCAAGATAGTAGTTCCCCCCGAGTGTTGGTGATTCAGCCGCAAGCTGCCGCGCACGGCGTGACGTTGACCGCTGCAAATACGGTCGTGTGGTGGGGGCCGACAAGTTCTTTGGAGACCTACGCACAGGCCAACGCCCGCGTCCACCGATCCGGACAGCGCCACCCCTCAACAGTTGTACAGCTCGCGGGGTCAGGTGTTGAAAGACACATTTACAACTTATTAGATAATAAAATTGACGTTCATACAAAAATTGTTGATCTTTACAAAGACCTACTTGAATAAAGAAAAGAACGTCACTATAATACAGGTTCCGACACTTACAACAGGAGAGAGTGATGAGCGACGAAACAGAAAAAGTGCCTACGGAAAAGCTGGTGCGGGTGTATCTCAAGATGAATGCCGCCCTTACAAAAATCCGTGAGGAGTACGAGGCCGAAGAGAAGGCTCTCAAAGAGAAGCTGGGCGCTGTGAAGCGTGCGCTGCTGCAGTACTGCAAAGACGAGAACCTGGAGAGTGTGCGCACTTCCGAGGGGATGTTCTATCGCACGGTACGGACAAGCTATTGGACTAACGATTGGGAGTCTATGGGCAAGTTCGTCGTGGAACACAACGCCCCTGAGCTTTTAGAGAAGCGTCTGCATCAGGGCAACATGAAACAGTTTTTGGAAGACCACCCCGATTTGCTGCCACCGGGGCTCAACGTGGACAGCGAATACACAATCACGATAAGGAGAAAATGATGGCGTCGCAAGAGCCACTTGTGCCGATTGAAGATGTTGCCAAGCACTTCACGGTTTCAATTTCAACCATCCGGGCGTGGGTGCGCCAAGGGTTCATCCCACGAGACACCTACATGAAAGTGGGTAACACTTACCGGTTCCAGCTACCACTCGTCGTTGCGGCGCTTACCAAAACGCCAAAGGACAATGGTGCTGATGAGGCTCCAGTACAACTGGATCTCGACTTTTCCAATCCCGACAAAGACATCTAACTAGGAGTATTCCCATGTCTGCATTGACTCTTTTTGGTAAGCCCAGCAAAGCCCTCGCCGTTCTGGGCGGCGTAGAAGATAGCCTGACCAGCACCATTGCCGGTGGTAGCGCTGGAGGTAATCGTCGCATCAGCATCAAGGGCGGCGTGTTCCGTGAAATCGTTGGTGGCAAAGAAGTCCGCGTGAGTGAGGACCGTGCAATTAACGTGGTAATCATTAACGCTGCGCCAGTGTCGCGTATGTACTTCTCAGGTACGTACAACGAAGGTGAGATCAGCAAGCCTGTGTGCTGGTCATCAGACACGCAGCGCCCGGATTCAGCCGTACCACAAGATCAGCGCCAGTCTCAGTTCTGCAAAGACTGCCCTCAACATATCAAAGGGTCTGGACAAGGCGAGTCTCGTGCATGCCGATTCCAGCAACGTATTGCTGTGCTGCTTGATGGGGAGATCGACAAGCGCGAGGTCTATCAAGTCACGCTGCCCTCCACGTCTGTGTTTGGAGATGCGGATGGTAAGAAGATGCCACTGCAAGCATACGGGCGTCATCTCAAGGCGTACAACACCCCGGCTATCAGCATCATCACCGAGATGCGATTTGATACCGCAAGTCCGACGCCCAAGCTGGTCTTCAAGCCGGTGCGTGAGTTGGAAGAGCACGAGTTGCAGATTGCCGTGGAGATGAAAGACCACGCCGATACGGTCAAAGCTGTTAGTTTGAATGTGTCCCAGATGGACGGCGTGATCCCTGCACCGAAACAGGAAGCCAAGCCCACCCCCGCGCCCGCGCTGCCCCCGGCAACTAAAGCCGCAAAGGCCGCACCCGTGGAAGTTGAGGAAGTTGAAGAGCCTAAGAAGGTGGTCAAGAAGACCGCCGCTACTTCGACGCCGGAAGAGAAGGTTGACCTCTCTGCCGTGGTTGATGAATGGGATGACTAACCAAGTCTTAGGAGGGGGCTACGTGCCCCCTATCTTCCCTTCTTCAATCATCGGTGGTCATGGACACAAGAACATTTCTGGAGGCGACACTCAGCGGTGATGGGTATTACTGTGTGTATGCTGCGCGAATCAATGACGAGCGCAAAGTACAGAAGTTTTACGACAGCATTGATGCGGTAGTTAGCGCGGCTCAACAGTTTGACGATGACGGATACGACGCGTACTTTGCCCTTAGCACATTCGTAGAAGCTGGATCACGTAAAGTCCCGAATGCTTTCCAACTGAAGGCGTTCTTCCTTGATCTGGATTGCGGCGCAAGTAAAGAGTATCCAACGCAAGCCGACGCGCTATCCGCGCTGCGTGGGTTTTGCAAGAAGCTCAGCATGCCAAGACCCACAGTGGTCAACAGTGGTAGGGGTATCCACGCGTACTGGCCCCTCACAAACGCTGTTCCACGTGAAACATGGGTGCCGGTAGCAGAGCGACTAAAGAGGTTGTGTAAAGAACATAATCTGCACTGTGACCCAGCAGTTACAGCCGATTCAGCTCGGGTGCTGCGAGTCCCTGGCACACACAACCACAAAGACACACCCCCCAAAGAAGTAGCCCTGGTGGGGGCACCGGGTGGTAGTGTGGACTTTGACGTATTCAAAGAGTTGTTGGGGGATGACCTGGGGGTGCTGGGTGCTCCTAAGAAGTACGTCCCCCGTGAGCATGACGAGTTGATGCAAGCGCTCTCAGGCAGCTACATCAGCAGGTTCAAGACCATCATGATCAAGACCGTGGCGGGCAAGGGATGCGCCCAGCTACAAGAGGTCGTGACTAACCAAGCGCGTATTTCAGAGCCACTGTGGCGTGCGGGCTTGTCTGTTGCCAAGTTTTGTGTGGATGGAGCCACGGCAATCCACAAAATTTCATCCAAGCACCCCGAGTATTCCCCCGAAGCAACCGAAGAAAAAGTCAGCCTGATCAAAGGGCCGTACCTGTGTGAGCGCTTTGATGAGTACCGCCCTGGAGTATGCCCTAGCTGCATGCACTGGAACAAGCTCAAGTCCCCCATAACGCTGGGCCGTGAGGTGCTGGAGGCTGATGAGTCGGACAATATCGTGGTGCAAAAGCCTCTGGGTATCCCGGATGCAAAACCACTTGAGTACGTCATTCCTAAGTACCCGCACCCCTACTTCCGTGGCAAGTCAGGTGGCATATTTGTTCACGGCAAGAAGGGTGAAGACGACGAAGAACCTAGGGACAAGCTGGTCTATCACAACGATTTGTATGTGGTGAGACGGCTAAAAGATCCTGATATGGGTGAGGCGATTGTCATGCGCCTACACCTCCCACGAGACGGGGTGCGCGAGTTCACGCTGCCGCTTACTGCGGTCGGCGCAAAAGATGAGTTCCGCAAGTACCTCGCTATGCAGGGGGTGACAGTTCTTAACGTAGCAGAGTTGATGGACTACACAATGAGATGGGTTAACGAATTACAGTTTAAGGCTGAAGCCACGGAGTCCCGTAGGCAATTCGGCTGGACAGATTCCATAGGCACCTCCTTCGCCGTGGGGAACATGGAGATCTTCAAAGATCGCATCGAGATCAATTCTCCCTCCAGTGCCACAGTACAGTACTTTCCCTACTTCACCGCCAAGGGTACGTACGAGGGGTGGAAACAAGCGTTGGAGTTTTTTAACCGCCCCGGCTTTGAGTTGCATCAGTTCATGTTTGGGTTATCGCTGGGGGCTCCGCTCATGGAGTTCCAACCGCTCAATGCGGCGGCGTTTCACGCATGGAGTAAAGGCTCCGGACTAGGTAAAACCACCGCCATGCTTGCAGGTGCGTCTGTCTGGGGGGATCCGGACATGATCATGCTGCAGGAGAACGACACGCACAACTCACGCATGAATCGGGCTGAGGCGTACAAGAACGTTGTGGTTTATATCGACGAGATGACCAACACGAAACCTGCAGAGCTATCTGATTGGGCGTATCAGCTTCCTAACGGGATGCAGCGCAACCGGATGTCCGGTAAGAGTAACGTGGAGCGTGTCAGAGGCAAGCCGTGGAAGACGCTATTCGGATCCACGGGCAACACTGGGTTGGTGGAGCGCATCAGCTTGTACAAACGCATGCCAGAGGCGGAGGCCCAGCGCATACTGGAGTATCAGGTCAACAAGATTTATTTCAAAACCAAAGAAGAGACTGACGTATTCAGCGCAGCAATCAAGCAGCACTATGGTCATGCAGGGCGGGTGTACATCCAGTACGTCATGAACAACCTAGCAGCCGCAAAGGAACTTGCCAATGCAAACCAACAACGTATTGATGCCGCTGCCGGGTTGACCGCAGAAAACCGATTTTGGTCAGCATTGGTGTCTCGCACAATCACGGGGCTGATGCTCGGCAAGCGGGCTGGGTTGATCGACTGGCAGATTGCGCCGATTGCTCAGTGGGCCGTGCGGGTGCTGATCGACGCCAAGAAGTCCACCACGGAGATGGCAAGTGAGGTCGGCTCGTTGCTCACAGACTATCTCGCGGAAAACT